GTAGTGGAGGTTGTTCCTCGAGGGAATGCGTTGTTGAGGTTTGGAACGGTGAAGTTTCCGCTGGAAACACCTAGCGCAGTACCCAGCGAGGTGTACGACGAGTATGCGTAACTGGTGCCGTCACACTCGAGCCATCCGGTCGGCGCCGCGCCATTTCCGGCATACATGATGACGGTTCCAGAAGGAATGAGCCCGGAAACCGACGGTGTTCCCGAGAACGTTACTGTTCCACCGAAAGTGAAGTTCCCTTGCACGGTGCCGCTAATGGTGGGGCTGCTCAACGTCTTATTAGTCAGGGTTTCGACACCGGTTAGAGTTGCCGCGTCCACGCCGCCCTTTTGAAGGGTCGTGGCATTGACGGTTCCTCCACTTACCGTTGAAGTTGTTAACGTCATGCCGGTCGCGCTCGCGTTATCCAACGACGTCAGGATTTGCTTGCCGCCGACGGTCAAAGTCCCATCAATTTGCGCGGTTCCCACGTTCAACGTTTTGGCAACGATGGTGCCGGTGCTTCCCGTAATTATTGGATTGGTTAACGTTTTGTTTGACAAATTCTGTGCCGTGGACACATCCACAACGCTTACGCTATTGACGCTTAGACTGGCGGCGTTGACGGTGCCGCCATTAATTGTGGGAGACGAAAGAGTCTTGTTTACCAAAGTTTGAGAAGCAGTTGTTCCGACGACGTTTCCGTCGGAAGAACCTAGGCCGTGAACAGCCACGCTACTGGCGTTATGCGCGTCGGTGTAGCCTCGCAACTCAGTGCGAATTCCGCTCAATTTTCCCGGAAGATCCGAATAAAAAGTTGAACCAGTGGCGTCACTGTTGTCTTTGAGGAGGTTGCTGTTTGTACCAAGTACTTGCTCAATCTCAATGATTTCCCTCTGCACAAGGTTCATGTGATCGGCATCGATGGTTTGCCCCTGCGCGCGTTGTGGCAACAACGCAATCAGGCTGGCAACATTTCCGTACGTCGACGTGTTCGACGCTGACGGGTATGTCCCACTACTCGGGTACGCCACGGTTGATCCTTCCTTTTGGCCCTCCCTAGATGGTCTTACACCCCAGTCAGTACGTCAGGGTCAAGCGGTTCCGAGGTCCGCGATTCCGGTACTTCCACCAATTTTTATAACCAGATTTCCTTCGGTGTACGTGTCTTTTGCGTACCCGGCACCTTGGGAGGCTGTGTACGGCGACGTTCCGGTGCGAAGTCCTGACAGGAGTCTGACGATTCCTCCCGCACCTGAAGAAAGGGTTCCTCCAGTGGGATCGGTTTGGCTTACCAACTCGTTCTGACCAGACAGGCTCATGTTGTTGACTACGGCGTAGCCAATCTCGTCTAACTTTGACAACTCAACAGCAATAGCCTGAGCACGAAAGACGTCTCCAAGGTTTACGTTTTGGTAATCAAACAAGGAGAAGATTTTGTCTTTTGCTGCTTTGATGGCCGTCGATTGATTCACCGTTGGCTCAACATAAATTGTCACTGTCAACACGATGTCTTCATACAACGGGCCGTTTACGGTTACGTTCGTTCCCGCAAGGGACCGGTCCTCGAGGAACGACTCGACTTGTTTACGAAGAGAAGTAAAGGAAGAGTCTTCACCAGTGGTTACCACTCCAGCGGTGTTCACCGCACTGGTTCCCGCACCGCCCTCTGACGCGCTCCACACAACCGCGCTGGTTGTTGTTGGAGTACCAGTCGAGTAGTAGAAGGTAAACGACGTCGTGGAAGTGCTAACGACGGTTGCAGTTACCTTAGTCGCGCCACCAATACTGATGGCTTCTCCCACTTGTGGGAAATTTGCCGGTGTTCCCGTGAAGGTGGCCGTTCCTGTCAGTGGACCGGCTCCCGTTCCACTCAAAGTCACCGAGGCCGACCCAGTCGAAATCGCGGTACCCGATGCATAGGTAACCGTGGGTCGCGGAATTCCGGTTGTTGAGTCGGGGTTTGCGGCATCTTTAGAGATGAGGGTAAACGGCGTTGCTGTTTTGTCGTACCCATCGCCGATGCCTGAAACCGTCAGGGTTCCTTGCGTTAAATATTTGGTCGTAAGTACAGCGGAGTTTGGAAGATCGAACGTAACGTATCCAAATGTTGTTGCCGATGCGGCGGAAGCATTGGTTACGGAAAACGTCGTTGAAGTCACCGCAGTCACTGTGAACGACCCATTGTTTGCTGCGGTCGATGAACCAGAGATTGTCACCGAGTTGCCAATACTTAATCCGTGAGCGGAGGCTGTAGTAAAGGACGCGGTGGTCGAAACAATGCTCATTGCCGTGAGCGTGAGCGTCGTGGAGGGTTTTGCGTACGTGAAGGTTGTGGATGTTGGAACGGTAAGGATGGTGTACGAACCGTCGTAGTTAGCGTCGCCAAACGAAACGGTGACGGTTTGTCCAACGCTAAAGCCGTGATCTCCGGTCGTGGTGATTGTTCGCGTTGTTCCCGACGCAGTACCAGATGCTGCAGTCGCAGTAAGGACGTTGGCCGGTACCTCAGCAAGAACGAGCGTGTTGGTTCCCGCGCCGCTGGACATTGTTCGGTACCGGGCAAGAACATTTGATGCGTAGTAGCCCGGGGCCGCGTAACCCGCTTCAGACGTCGGGGCCACGTAGAGCGTGACAAGAGTTGCGTTATTGGCTCGCGCTTGTGCCTTAGAAATTCCCGGGTAGGTCAATGCGAGGTCTTGAAAGTCGCGCTTGGTTACGGCGCGGTTTCGGCTACGGAAAGTAGACGGCGCGTTCATCCGAATGCTGTCGCTACTTTCTGGGTCAGTTCCTCCAAAGGCTCCCGACTCAGCAAAGGCGTAAATACCGGCAGGCCCAGTGAGACGAGTTCCTGCAGCAATGTTTCCGAATTTGCCGCCACCTGTCCGGTACGTTGCGTATACGTTTAGGTCTTTTCGAGGAACGGTTCCGTTGACTCCGTCACCGAACCTGACGCGAACCTTGTCGCTATCGACGAGTACAAAATAGGCGTTATCTACCGGGCCCACCGAAGCAAGTCCGGTTGCACGCCGGTAAATCGTTGGAGCGGTGTTCCAGATCGTGTCGCCGTAGCGCGCGTATCCGTACAGCGGATCGGCGGTCGAGGTGGCTCCGTCATAACCTCCGATGATCCCTACTGCGATAGAGAGCGTGCTTTCGACAAGGCTTCCTGTGGGAATAACAAACTCTTGGTCGCTAGTACCATCACTTACTCCCAGAAGACTTTGGAAAGTGCTTGCTCCTTGAACGGCGCGAACCACGATGCTGCCATTCGGGGGAATCGATTTGCTATTGATTGACGACCACGAAGTGACCGCGTTATCCAGTTGCACCTCAAATGTGACTAGGCGCTGCACTCCCCCGTCGACAACGTTGCAAGTAAATTGTGTTCCCGAGTACACGGTGGCGGTTGTGTCAGTTCCGTTGTAGATCCTCAATGAACCGATAACTGCTGGTACCGCGCTTGCCGGTGTGTAGCCAAGCATGCGGGCAATATCGAGAACGTTCTGTCGTTGAGTTGCCGTGGTGAGGTACGCCTCGTTGACTACTCGGTCGATGTAGTACGCCGTGGTGTCGCCAAGGTAGGCAAACGCTTCGATTAGGGCCACGCCGATGTCAGCGGGGTCGCTGGGGTTCCACGTAGGAATTCTTTCCCGAACAACTGAGATCAGTTCCTCGCGCAGGGATGCGTAGTCCCTCGAGGTGTAGTCAATCTGTTGCATTACAGAACTCCGTATCCGTTTAGGCTAGAACTGGCCAGCGTTGTGAGGGTGTCGACTGCTCCATTGGGTAGGGAGTACCAGATGTCCACCGTGACGTTGGCTTCATTTTCATTAGGGGTTACCGTGACTGACTGCAGAGAAAGTTCAGGCAGCCAACTAGAGAACGCGGCTCCCACCATGCTTTTCACAACTGATGGTGAATCATCGAGGTTTTCAAACATGACGGTCTGAGGGGTAGACCCAAATCGAGGGCGCATGACACGCAAACCCTGCGGGGTGCAAAGAACCGCCAGCACCCGCTGCTTCCACATCTCCGAATAGTTAGCGGCTGTGTCAAAGTTCCCAAGACTGTTGGTCGATAGGGGAAATGCAATGTCGCTCATCTCAAACCTCCGTCAAAGTGGTGCTTTTCCAGACAGCCTCGAAAGGTTGTCCGAGAACGCCGCGAATGTCTTGCGGTGGCGAGTCGAGCCTGCTGTCCGAGTCCATAATTCTTAAGGTCTGGTAGTTGGATTGATCTCGAGCCACGATTGTGTTTTTCATGTCGTTGGAGAGTTTGTCCGAGGGCGTGGGTTGATTCCCCAGCAGCGCATCGGTGCCAACTTCCATCTCCATTGTGTATTGTGCCGTGTTTTTCAATCGGTGTGTTACAGAAAGCACTGTCCAATATCCGTCGTAAGGAACTGGAACACCAGACACATAGACGAATTTCTCCGGGGAGGTAACTGGGCTTCCAACACTGGTCATTCGGGCTCGATGGACGAAACGGCTGGCCTCAACGCTGGCCTCAAGGCGAGCCTGCGCGTCCTGTACTGAATTGGCCACATCACTTACTGGCTTAGTGAAGATGCCCGGTGCTTGATTCGTTGCTAATCCGCCATCCACTTGAACCGTTTGACCGCTGTTCGGGTCAACAGCCTTGACTGACTTTCGGGTGTTTGAAATTCCTTTTTCGGGGAAGTAGTCCGCGAGTATTGGATCAAAATCAAACACCGTTGTAGCAGCGCTAAGACCGTTGGCATACCCAGCCGTCATGGTTAGTACTTGCGCCATTGGCTTGTTCTGCGATTCAAATGTGGCGCGAGATAGAAAATAGATTCGTGTTTGATCTGCTCGCAACACATAGCCGGTTTCTTTTGCTAAACGGCAAAGCAACGCCCAGTCGCTGATTGTTGGTTGAGGAATGGTCTCGTAAATGCGCGGGTGGGGTTCTGTCACTGCTAGCAGACCGTGCTCAGCAGCAATCTGCCGCACGACTAGGTCAGCAGTCGAATTCGAGAAAGTTCGTTGCTTCACTGAGATCAAAGGGAAAGACGAGCCAACGCACACGATTTTGGACGAAAAGTTGTCTGATCCAAAATGCGTTAAAACATGATGCACGTACCCTACGAACTGATTACTGCCCCAGCGGTTGCTCCATTGGATTTTTACCGGAGACCCTGTTCGGTATCCAGTTTCCAAGTTACTGATCGTTCCCGGAGTGACGATGGTCGCTACGTCGTGAGCACCTTGGGCTTGCCGGATTTCCAATTGCGGTGTTCGGAGTGGCTCTGACCCACTGAGAGGAAATTCGATTGCGTATCGAGTGAGGGACGCGCGATCTGGATTAGACATTGCGCGGAACCCTTAATCGGGTTCCCGGAGTAATTGATAGAGCATCCAAAATATTGGGGTTGGCATCCATCAGATACCACCACAACGCAGGATCGCCTAGGAACTGGTTGGCGACGAGGTCAATACGGTCACCTTCACGCCACATGTACTCACTCCACTTCACATCTCCCATGGTTGTTGGGGGGGTGCGAAGAACGGCGCGAGAAACAGAACCGTCGTCAAAGTAGATGGGCACAACTTCACTGTATTTTTGAGCGTACCTGCTATTGAGAAAAATCATGGTTTCGTGTTACCTCCCTGCGCTGTGCCGGGAATGAGGTTGTTGCCCTTGGCATCTCCAGTGCTTGCCGAGGAGAGCAACTTGTTTGATTCCTCGAGGTTGTCTCCCCACGTCAACGGTCGTTGAATTTGCAGTTTCACCTCTGACATTTTTGGAATCATTCGTTCGGTGAACATAATGTGGGAGATTTCAACGCTGGTTATGCGACCAACAAAAGTAATGTGTGGGCCGAGCCATACACGCACGGGGATAGCGTTGAGAAACCCGAAGTCAGCCGTAACGGTGTTGTCGCCCTTCCCGTCTAGACCGGGCGGGGGCTTGCTAAATCCAAACTGACGGTGGTACGACCTTATTCCGTCACCGTTTACCGCTTTGAATAGGAATTCAATGTCAGCCAACGTTCCATAATTGTGAAGCGCAGTAACTTTGTCTTGAACGGTGGCGCGGTTGTGTTCTAAAGCCTTTTTGGTTGCCGCATCTCCAGCGTATGGCCGTGGCTCGCCAGTAACGGGGTCGGGGTACGTGCCGGTGGAAAGTTGCGCTTGATCCAGCAAAACACTGTCTACGTAGGCAGGATTAGATTCGGGAGTTCCAACATCGCCGTATTTACTTAAGTCGTTAGACCAGACGCCTGACTGCTGCAGTTGTTCAACAGACATGGACATTTCGATAATCCGATTGATGTAAACAGTTAGTCCAATACCTGCCCAACCACCCATCAAGGGAAGGTTGAGCGGCTTAGAACCCAACGCATTTTGCGGATCAATACTTTCCGTCATTTGAACGTTTTGAGTCCACGAAACCGGGTTGTAGTGGAAACGAAACCCATACATGTGGCTAAACGTGTCGTAAGCCGGAGCGCCTTCCCATGTGTGGATCATTCCCGATCTCCACTTAACTCCGTATTCGTGTTGATGGGTTTTTCCGTTAGCGTCTTTGTCTGTGCCTGTACGCATTCCTCCAAAACCACGAGACAGCATCCGAAGATTGGTTTCGATATGTGGATTTTTCTTTGAGATAAACGTTTGGTCGGTAGCAGACGTGGGGGCTGTTGCGGGCTGACCAATATTTGGTTTAGCGTCTTCGGGGTTTCCGGGGTCAGTAGTACCTTGATCCACGTAATAGATGTCCGGATTTCCCGGGTTATGCAAATGAAAAAACGTGGAGACTGCAGCCGGGGGATCATTGGGGCTGGCAGGTAGATAATTCACCGAAT